AAGGTGTATCTACACCACCCCACTGATATTCAAACTTGTGTTCAAATTTAGTCACGCTGCCTCCAATCGTCGGGTTTATCCCTCTGGAACCAATCAACAATTTCATCAGCACCACCAAACCCCGTTCTATGATTGGATGGGTCGGGGTCTCCTAACCCCATCCTATTCAAAAAATCATCAGTACTACCTTCTTCAATACCTTTAGACTGACGACGTGCTTTGTTCAACCAATCTCTAGCAAGAGTATGTGCCTTGGCGAGTTTTTCTGCCCAGATCATATCTTCTAGGGGAACCTCTTCTTTGTTCGCAATACATTTGCAAATGGACTCAAGTCTGAGTCTGTATTGAGTGGAGAGCATATTAGTTTAATTTGAGTTTGTCTTTTAAATCAAGAACCTTGTTGACCTCATTGACTGCAGCAGACATCCTATCTTGAAGAATGTCCATAATATCTCCATGAATTATTTCATTGTCAACATAATCATCAAAGTATTTGTCAATTGCTTCTTTGAGATATCTTTTACGATGCCACTCAGGTGAGTATGGTTTATACATGATCAGGGAAATTTATGCTAAAGATCATAATACTATTTAATCCCTATGTCAACTTAATGGGTTACCATTCTTATCAACTAGACCAAGTTTTTTAACTTGTGAGAGATTAGATTTCTCTTGCTTCTTTAGTTTTTTATATTGCTTGATGAGTTTATCTACCTCACCTTTTGAAATGTTTACTTTTAACTTCTCATCAGATTGTGCAAATCCAAGACCTGCTTTCTTTGTTTCATCTTGAGCATCAACATATTCATTGATGACTTCTTGAATTTCATCTCTAATGATGGAGTTAATTTGTCTCTCCAATTCTTCGTCAGCACTACTCATTTCTTTTTACCATTGTTCCAAAGTTTTGGACTAACTCTACCTTCAGTCTGATCAAATCTTATGAAGTCTTTATTGTATTTGTCATAATAGTGATCAAATAATTCCACTCTTTTATTACATACAACGACATCGTATGTAATTTTTCCATCCTTTAGATACTTCACAAGATAAGAAGTGTAAGGTAATTCCTTATCATTTGCTTTTTCTGGATCACAATCTTCATGTAGTATAAGCAAAGCTGCTGCCATTAAATTCTATCTCCCCACTTGATATCTTTGTATGCTTCCTGAACAATTTCTTTCTTGAGTTTATATTTTGACTCAAGATTTCCATCTTTCACAAGACAAATAATCTCTGCTTCATCAGGATGCAGTCCCTCCAATAGTTGAATGAACATTGACTCTCTGCGTAATGATGACAGAGAGTCATTTCCTCCTTTGACAAAGTGATACAGATTCCTCCACTCTTTTCTGAGTGAAGTGTGATCAGTTCCTAGTGGTGCTTCATTCTTTTTATAAGGAACTTCACCTTCAGGCATGACGCTGATTGCAGTATTGTCAAAGTTCCAAATCAATACAGACTTCAGAGCATCACATTCATATTCTTTAAGAACCTCAATCTTTTTAGCTTTGGATCTTTGCTTACTTACTAGAGTAAGAATCTCATGTAGGAATGGATTTGCTGGAAGTTTTGTAGATGTTGCCATGGTTTTCAAATCAGTGTGGTTATTTATTCTTCTGTAGAGAAGTCTTCAGGGTTTTCAAATCTCACAGAAAGAATTTCATCTGCTATGATCTGTCCATTTTCATCAAACATTTCTGGGTGGGTTGGAATATAAGTTGAATTTCTCTCATAGACATATTCCTTGAGAAGATATCCAATCACACCACCAACACATAAGAAAAGAATTGAAATGATTGATGAAAGGGTAAGGGTTACTGCTAACATTTTACTACTCTCCTGGATCCTTTTTTCTAAAGTCCAAGTAGAAGTTGAAATAAAACTCTACCTCTCTGTTGAAGAAGGAGAGAAATTTTCCAAACCTTACTTGAAAAGTCTTTGGAACTGTTTTCTTCCTCCTCTTTCTTAATAGTAACTCAACACCACGATTGATAGTAGTTAAGTTACTTGTAGTTTTATTTAGAGGGTCTCCTCTTTTTCCGTCCTGGTTTCTTTTCTTGCTCATACTTCCAAGCATCCTGTAATAAATCGTACAAGTAATTTCTAATCTTACGTGCTTCTGGTTTACCAAGATGCCCATAAGCTTCTCTCAACTGTTTATGTTCAGAGTCATTACCACCCTCCATATAATCCTCAAGATCAAGGATAAGAGTGTTAATTTCCAGTGCAGTAGGTGAATTGATGAACTCTTCTACATCTCTCTTTGTTGCTTTAATACTTTTTAAGTATTCATACATGTTAAGCATGAACTTACCTTTGAAGGCATAATCAATTGTGTGTTCAACAACATCATACATTTGATAGAGTTCCCAACCTTTGTCCATTAAACCAGATCGTTTTCTTTCAGATATTTAACTGTTTCAGTGCATCCACCAATCAATTCATCTTCTAACTTTACTCTTGGGAAAGTAGAACCTACTCCAAACTCTTCATAAAACTCTGCTCTAGTAAAGTCTCTGCCAAGTTTGTACTCAATGAATGGTAGTTCTGCTAACTGTAACACCTGAATTACTTTTGTGCAATAAGGGCATCCAGTCTTTGAAAAAACTTTGTAAGTATCAAACATTTAATGTACTCCTATATGATGGGTCTTTTTTTAATTTATAAAAATCATCCCAGGAACAAATACAAGTTTTATATCCTGGGTATTTCTTGTCAACAATTTGAGAATACACCATACATGTTGGGTAATCTCCTTTGAACCAAACTTCTTTCCTTTCGTGTATGACTACATGATCAGCCATGATGAGGTTTGAATTCCTCCATAGGTTGTGATTTAGAAAGATCTCTACGTGATTGGTTCTTAATAATGATAAAGGCATCTTTGTTGTATTTGCGTGTACCAAGAGGTGATTGCCACTTCTTGTTATAATCCTCTCCAACATCAATACCAGAGACAGATGTGCCACCAATCTCTACATCAACTTCATCTCCATACTCCCAACCAAGTTTTTCTAGGGCAATGGCAAGTTGCCCTAGCATTTTGCCAGGATACATTACAGAATCTTCAGTCATAGAATGCTACTCATAGGAACAAAACTGTTGTCTACTACTTCTTGCCAGTCCTTCTCAAAGATTTCCATACCCTTATCAGTCAAGATATGATCATACATTTGCTCAAGAACTTTAGGTGGCATAGTGCAGATTTCAGCACCATTATACCATGATCTGATAGCACGTTGAACAGATCTGATTGAGGCAGAAAGAACCTTAGTTCCAACACCATGAATACGATACAGTTCAGAGATGCTTCTAACAACCTCCAGACCTGCCACTGACTGGTCATCCAGTCTGCCTACAAAGGGACTGACATATGTTGCCCCTGCCTTGGCAGCAAGGACTGCCTGAGAGGCACAGAAGATCAATGTAACATTGGTCCTGATCTTCTCTTGAGTAAGTGCCTTGCAAGTCTTCAGACCTTCCCTTGTACAAGGAACTTTAATAGTGGCAACACTGCCAAACTTATCAACAAGTCTGAGACCTTCATTGTACATTTCATTGGCATCACCCATGACCTCCATGCTGATGTCAGGTACACCAATGTCTTTGATTTCTTGATAGACATCATCAGGAAGTCTTCCTGCTTTCATAATCAAGGAAGGGTTGGTGGTGACTCCATCAACCAATCCAGTTTCAAAATACTTTCTGATGGTCTCAGTATCTGCTGTATCTAGAAAAATTTTCATTAAAAAAGAGGGTGGATACCCTCTAATTTATCATGTGTTGTCTTGGTTGTAAAGTCTTTCTAGTTTTTCTTTTGAGAGATCAACATACATGACCTCATCACCAGGAGCAGGTTCCTCTGGATGACGTGGTTTGGGTTTATTCATTTCCACATTAATGGATTGAATATTGGACCACATCATTGCAAAGGCAGCCCCTGCAATAATAGCAAAACAAGAGAAGTACACAAAAACAAGCCAACCGTTCACCGCCATGTCCTCCTGTTAAAGTCAATGCTTGCTTCCACTTTAGTTTGACACTGTTGTGTACCATCATGCCATGGAACAACTCCTAATTGCCATGCTACTTTATTACTAGCACCATTACGAAGTAAATGTGCATAGTCCCAAGCAGCAGTTGCTGGATGACAAGTGGGATATGTTGGAAATCCAACAACAGCAGCAAATAAACTAGGAAATATCACAGTGCATTACCTCTAGGAAGAACTTCTTCTGGGAATACAAACTGTTCATGTGGTTGATCTACTGGTGCCATCCAAGCACGAAGACCTTCATTCAAGAGAATATTCTTAGTATAGAACGTCTCAAACTCTGGATCTTCTGAAGCACGAATCTCCTGTGATACAAAATCATAAGCACGAAGATTGAGAGCAAGACCAATGATTCCAATAGAAGCGGTCCAAAGACCCATAACAGGTACAAACAGCATAAAGAAATGAAGCCAGCGTTTATTGCTAAAAGCAATTCCAAATA